ATTTTATCATATTTAGTTTTGCTCCGGAGAAAACCGGGTAACAAATGGACGACCTTTAATTGTGAGACACATGGGGGTTGGAGCCAACATGATATTAGAGATCATGTTCGGTAGATCATCTTCGGTCTGGCGGTCATAGACTTCCAGGGCTTGATGTCGTCCATGGCGTGAATACCAGTTAGGTCTAAAGGCGTTTGAACAAACAAACAGAAAAATGATGGTAAACCATCACCACCTTTACTTCGTTGTTTCATCATTGAGACAGGCGTGAAAGAATGCCATCCGTGGAGTCGCTTTATACATACTGCGCTATTCTGACCAATATTCGACATACTAGAAAGAGAATATTGCTTATTGTAGACCAGCCATATGAGTGTAATCTTGGTGCAGTCCTTGTTACACTATGATTTCAACTGCCACGTAAGTGATCGCGTCACTATAGAATTCCAAAAACATTGTTTTGTTCTACCGTGTCAATTTATCATCAGGATACAATTTTTGCTTAGGCATTCGATGGTTGTCGTCCCTTCCATCGAACCCGCACCTCGGAGAAAGGTGTGCTCCCACATTACGTCAAGTTAAGGTAAAGCTGCTGTTATAACATAATGAGAATCAGGAGATCATTTCCTATGGATTAGATATTACGATTTCTGTAGTATCCTCATCATCTGTATGGATTTGTACCAAATGTAGTTGTGTTTATTAAGTGGAGCCCGATACACTTGGGTCGTGTGATGAGTAAACAAGAAGGTTTGGTCACCATTTCTTGTTGGGATTATCGAGGTCCGAGATTTTGCGACATTTGAACAAATAGTTTGAGAGAATTCCCACTTCCATTTATTCTAGTGAATTATAGTGCTTTGCATTATGAATACCACAAATACTGAGAAATCAGGGACAGTTTTTATGACCAAATTTCAGGCAAGGGTGAATGCCCGATCACAGCGCGAGAAAGATATCATTGCCAGATATAAAGCTCGCATGGAGGAATTGCGCAAGAGAGAGCCTAAGAGTTCTCGATTAAACAGAGTTAAGAATGCTAAAAGCGAATCTTTTCTCGAGAAAATCATGTTTTCAGAGTCGTCAGATGATGAGGCTCAATATGAGATGGGTTTTTGGCCGCAAGGATTTTCTGATGCCATGAGGATCGCCCGCAAGGTCGAGAGGGCAGCTGATTCAGTTGCGGATCTCGCTAGTTATTTCAACGGCAAGATAGAGGAGCTCACAGCCCTCTTCAAGTCAACGATGAGGGGATACCTTTGGCAAGTGCCTTTATTCTGCCTCGCTTTCTGCATTGCAGACAAGATGGGAATATCTCTTTTCATCTTGGGAGGATTGTGTCCTCTACTGATGACGTACTTGTCTGCATTTTGGACAGAGCATTATGAACAACCTCGTCATCAAGGTGCAGAAGATGTGCTTTCTATGCTTGCCACTCTTATCCTGTCATCTATTATGCCAAAGAATGCAAGTTCGACGGTTATTGCTGAGACTGTATTGAGGAGGGTTGGAAACTTTTCCAAATCCGCAGAAGGGTTCAGGGCATTGTTTTCAACTCTTATTGAGTTTTCTGAGAAGATTATCAATGGCATTGCTGATTACTTCAAAGCAGACCATGTCCAGTTCATGGACACGACTGCGAAGGTACTTCGCAACTGGATGACCAAGGTTGATGCCTTTGAGACCATATGCACATACCGTGAGCCCACCATTGCCGAATTGAGAAACGCTGTGGAATTGCAAGGTGAGGGTATTGCGCTCAAGAATGTGGCGAAAACTACGCCAACTATCATTGCGCTCAACAAGTATCTTGAGAAATTGGGAATGCTTGTGAGCGTAAGAAGAGGCGCACTAAACGCCGCTGGTTGTTTCCGGCAAGAACCAGCTTTCTGCCTTTTGGGTGGAGAGTCAGGTGTTGGAAAGACAGTTCTCCAGAGGTACATTGCTGTATCAGCTTTGGTGTTCTCAGGCGTTCTCGGAAACAGTGAAGGCATTGAACAGTTATGGGCCAAAGGAGCGTCTAAGTATTGGAACAGCTACATGGGCCAGTTGTGTCTCATTTGGGACGACATTTTCCAAGTTAAGAAGCCTGCAAGCACCGAAGAATCCGAGTTTATGTTTATCATAAAAGCGGTTTCGAACTTCATGCTTCCCCTTGACTTTGCAGATGTCGAGAGCAAGGGTCGCTTTGCTTTCACTAGTCCACTCATAGTCGCATCAACAAACGAGATGGACGTTAAGTCGGCTGCATCGAATTTCGTGCGATGCCCAGAGGCAGTGTCCAGGAGAATATCTGATGGATACTGGGTTAAAGTTAAAGATGAGTTCAAGCGCCCCGGCACTGAGTTCCTCGATTACACGAAATGGGCGACAGCCTTCGCTAAGGCTGTTGAGGATAAGAAACCAGGAGAGCAAGTGGAAGCTTTGATTCCATCTGCTTGGGAATTTTACTCCCATGATTTTGAGGGACAGCCTTGCCTTGGCACTACTCCCAAGTCCATCAATGAGATCATCATGGCACTTGCAAACAATCTCAAGAATCGGATGATTAGACATGAGGCTGATTTGAAGGTGTCTGAGAAATACTGTAATGCAGCGAAGGGTATCAATGCCCTCAGCAATTACGATGCCGTGGCGAAGGCCGAGATTTCTTTGAAGAAGCCCAGCATTTACCAGGGACTTCTCACCAAGATTACCGATAATGACGGTTTTATGACATCCCCCGTCCACCAAGTGGGCACGTGGGACGAGGAAAGTTTTGTCGACAGTCAGGACCATTTTGATGATGAAGAGGAGGATGTCAAACGTGACATTGACGACATGATTGAGGAGCATACGACATTTGTTGCTCTCGATGAACGCGCTGTTGATGCGAGAGGAAATGTCCTTGACCGCAAACCCTTGTCTCACAACGGTTTGACAGTAAAGGCCTTCGTCGCCGCGATCACAAAGTTCACGGAAGACAAGACGAATTATGCTCGCTCAACGACCAGTTCTACCATGAGCAAGCTGAGGAATGCCATATGGGGAAACACCCCCTCGGAGATGCCCATGTATGACATTGATATGGAGTCAACCACTTACACCGATATCATGGTGAACAAGTGGCTTGAGAATCATGTTATGCGTGAAGCAATTTCAGAGGAGGTTGAGGACATGAAGAAGATGGAGATGACATTCTTCCAGAGGATTCTCAGCGCTCTTTGCACATTTGGGGAGATGATACCTGTCTCTTTGAAGAAGGCAAGGGATTCTCTTCTTAAGATGGTCGAACCAGGCGTGCAATTCACATATGATCAGTTCATCGCCTTCAAGGCAGGAAATATGTCTGCATGGGCATCCCTGTCAATGAAGATCGCCTTTATTGCCATTGCGGTTTCAGTGCAGAAGATAATGTTATCGCTTATGCGCAAGCTTGTCATTGCCACGGCGAACTTTTTCTATGATTGCGCTGTCGCACTTCTTTCTGCTTTCGGTGTTGATATGGAAGCGAAGGAGCAATCTCACAATCCTGAGGGCAAGAAAGGTCTTCCGAGAGTTGAGTTTGTTCGTGCTCCAACTCACCAGGGAACTGAGAACCACGATTTCACCGTGCGAAAGGTTTTATCGAACTGCTTTGCCATGACTGCAATTCAAGGTAAGGATCGCACTTACTTGGGAAGCCTTCAATTCTTCGATGGTGACCTTGCAGCTATGCCTCATCACTTCTGGCGCCAGATGACTCAGAAGGTTCAGAACGACACAGTGATTGAGTTCACTAATGCAGATCAAGACAAGTACAACTTCACCATGAACATGAGGAAGTTTTTATCTTTCCCAAACCTCTCATACAAGGAGTCGGGTCTTGACCTAATTTTCCTTAAGATGGACAAGAGAGGTATTAAGGCCATGAAGAACATCAAGCAGTTGCTTTTCAGTGAAGCACAGATGTCTGAATTCACGAGGATAAGCCAGCAGGTGACTCTCCACTCGGTGCAGTCAGTGACTAAGGGAGACAATGCGTCTCGTATTGTCATAAGCAGGATGGAGTCCCCAGGACTTAAGTACCTGTCCTCATTTTCCGTTCAAGGCAACGAGTACGTTCAGACTTTCCAGTACACTGCAAACACTTCACAAGGTGATTGTGGAAGCCCATTGCTCCTCACGGACAGTAGGTACCACAAGGGCATTTATCTCGGTATGCATTTTGCAGGTGCGAGGGCCTTCACAGGTTCCAGGGGTTATGCTACGGTTATCACCCGTGAGATGGTCGATCAGGCATCTGAGAAGTTGGGTTGTTATACTGACAACTTCGTGCAAGATATGTCGTCAATGGGTATCACCGTGTCAGAGTGCGATGCACAAGAGCAATGTGGAATCACAGGTGACAACAATCTCGTGGATGGGAGTGTAACTCTCTTGGGTAAGGTTGACAAGCCCGTAAATTCTTCGGGTAAGACGCAACTTAAGTTGAGCCCGCTTGGAGAGGCTGAGATATTCGGTCCATGCCCCAAGATGCCTGCCATACTTCACCCCGTCAATAAGGATGGGGCCATCATCTATCCCATGATTAAGAGCATGGATCCATACAGGACTAAACATGAATGGAGGGATGTGCCTAACCTTGAGTTATGCGCAGAGATTCTGACGAGGTCATTCTCACGTGCAACGAAGGATTTTCCTAAGATTGTCCTGACTCCTGAGGAGGCAGCCAAGGGCATCCCATCCATGGGTGTCAAGGCGATTCCGAGAGATACCTCACCAGGATACCCTTACAGGCTTGAAGGTTCTGTGGGTAAGAAGGCGTGGTTTGGCAATGAGCAAGAGTATGACCTTAACAACCCTAAGTGGTTTTCTTTGAAGAATAGGGTCATTTCCATGAGAGATCAGATTCTCGAGGGGAAGAGACCCGCAGTTCTGTATGTTGGGTTTCTTAAGGATGAGCTCAGGAACAAGGAGAAGGTGGAGGCGGTGAAGACCAGGTACGTATCGTCGTGCCCCCAGGATTATACCCTTCTTTGCAAAATGTACTTTGGTGCATATATTGGAGCTAGACTCCAACTGAATGTGAAGGAAGGTTTTGGTCCTGGCATGAACCCCATCACAGACTGGTCCACGATGGTAGACTACCTTAAGCAAGCTGGCAACAACAACTTTGCCGGTGATTTCAAGTCCTTTGATGCCAGCCAGCAACCCTACATCCATCAGGTCATTCTTGACCACATCAACGCATGGTACCGCATGGCAGATGGGTGGAAGGAAGAGGATGAGAAGGTGAGAAACATGCTGTGGCTTGAATTGATCCATTCGCGCCACCTTGTGGGCAAGAGCCATGAGGCAAAGTACATTGTTCAATGGAACAAGAGCTTGCCTAGTGGCCATCCTCTCACAACAATTGTGAACAGTTTGTTCACCGTTATCGTTATTGGTACAGCCTATGTAAAGGCTACTGGAGACATCGAGGGTCTCGAGGAGCATTTGAAGACTGTGCCCTTTGGTGACGATAACGTCAACTCAGTCTTTGACAAGATGACCGAACTCTTTAATCAGGTTGTTTTGGCAGAGGAGTTGGATGAGACATTCGGCCTTACATACACTGACGATGTGAAGGATGCAGAGCTCAAGCCCTTCAAGGACATTGAGGAATGCACTTTCCTTCAGAGAGGTATAATACGTGATCCCACAGCGCCAGGAGGATGGAGAGCACCTCTTGCGGAGGGTAGCTATTTGTGGTCCACATATTGGTATCGATCGAACAAGGCATGTGAAGACGACATGTTTAACAACATCAAGTCCATGCAAGGAGAGATGTCCCAGCACCCCCAGGAGGTGTGGGACCACAGAATGTCACAGTTGTTGCCTTGGCTGAAAGAGAACAACTTGCTCCACAAGTTGCCTTTTCAGAGTCGCGAGGCAGCACTTCAGTGGCGCATGGCCCATGTCGATACATGGGTTTAGGCTATATACGGGGCTAACATGTAAAAATGCTAAACGGCATGTTAGCTTGAACGGATAAACCGAAAGCGGGTTGTTTAACCTTACTACTCAGAGCTTATCAGAGAGATTTAGCAACTTGTATGAATTGGGCGATTCATGCATGTACATATAGTCTGCTACAATAACAAAAGAAACAAATTGTAATGAAATAGAAGGGATTTCTAATCCTACTTTCACTGATTTAACAGGCACTTTGGTCTCGGCAGGTGTTGCACCAGTTTGTGCTGAGATTCCTTACACAGTGCCATCATCTTTTATTTCTACTTCTGAGGTGTCTCAGGATTTGAGAGACTATTTTTCCAGACCAAGGATGATAAGGACAGGAACATTACCCACTACCAGAGGAGGTATAGTGAGTGACGAAGTTAGTGTCACCTCTCTATCGACCTGGTACCCTAATTTCTTAACCCGACTAGCAGGAGTGTATGCAATACGTTTTAGCATATGCTTTACTGTCAGAGTGTCCACCACGCCTTTTAATCAAGGCATTCTTTGCTCATCATTCCAATATGCATCAAGCATTGGTAATGCCTACGAATTCACTAGGGGGACATACAGTTTCTCTGCTGATCAGGTTCCGTCAGTGTGTATAAATTTCGAGGAGTCGAATGAATGCACATTGAAGATTCCTTTCTTGTCGACGCTTGAATATCTTCCATTGCGAGGAGGATTTGTAAATGTCTTGCCATATGGCACTTGGACTATGAACAACTTGGTTAATGCACCCGCGTTACCAACTACTTCGAATCCAACCTATAAGGTGTATATTCATTTAGAGGATTTGGAATTAATTGGAGTTACTTCTCTTGTTGATAATACTGCTATTCTGAATAGTGGTTACGGTACTAAGGACAGTGTTAGAGTTGTAAGGAAGATGGCCAAGGGCATTGCTGTAGCTGACAAGGAGCTGCGCAAGTCCAAAGTTATATCTTCAACTTTGGGTAGCGTAGGAAAGGCGTTGAACATTGTTTCTAAGGTACCTGTGATTGGTTCATACATGGGTACTCCTTCCTGGCTCGCGAATACTTTAGCAAAGACAGCGTCTGCATTTGGTTATGCTGCTCCAGCCACCGAAGAGGCTTGTCAGCTAAAATTGGACAGACAGACGTTAGACCCAACTCATATTGATGTTCCTATAGCATCATCAAAGTTAAGCAATTTTCAGTCCAACAAGCTGGAAATTTCCGAGGCAATGGGCGCATCAACAGAGGATCAAATGTCTTTTGCATATGTTTTATCCAAGCCCTCCCAGATTTACGTTGGTGAAATCACCACTGCAGATATATCTAACACGTTAGTGTATGGCACTAAAATATCACCAATGAGTTTTTGGTTTAGATCCACAGGGAATGGTAATATACCAATGCCCTTTGCGTCGACAGCAACGACTAATTGTATATATCCTAGTAATATAATGAATTTGTGCGACCATTTTAGGTATTGGAGAGGCGGTATAACTTTTAACATTGAGTTTTCAAAGACCCAGTTTCACGCTGGACAGTTGTTGGTGACTTTCATTCCATTTGCTGAAACGGGTTCGGCAAACGTGATCAACAATATTGCCCGAATTCCTGAGACCACGGGTGGTTTGACACAACCGAATCAATTCTCAATGCTGTTGGATTTAAGATCTGGAAGTAGTTTTGATTTTCATGTTCCCTTCATCTTTGATACACCATATGCGTCTGTGAATGATTCCACAGGTTCTCTGTCAGTAGTTGTTGTCAATCCTCTGCTTGCGACATCCACTCAAGTGTCCACATCTATCGACTTTATCGTTAGAGTGTCTGCGAGAGACGATTTTGAGTTTGCTGTACCAGTGCCACCCAGTTTTTGTGTCGCAAACACCAATTTTGGTGAAGCATTTTTGCAAAGTGGATATGGCACTATGGACAATAGCGAAAACTACGATGGATTTGGTGGTGATGTTTCCGTTGAACCGAGTGCAAATATCATAGGTGAGAAATTCAATAGCCTCAAGCAACTTGCCATGATACCGACCTGGTTTTATGCTCTGGTACCAAATATAACCATTGCAGAGTTTGCCATTCCCCATTGGACATATACTCCTAGTTTCACTTTGGCGGTCCCTATGTCTACTACCGCGTCTGCTCCTTTGGCAACATCACATTGTGGCAAGATTGCTTCCATGTTTGCCTTTTCAAATGGATCTACCAGATTCACGGTGCAGCCTCAGGGAACTACATCTATAAACAATTTGGTTGCGTACTATAAGCCAAATCCCTCAAATGTGGGCACAGCCAGTTATAACGGGTTTGGCAACGCGCGTACTAAGAGGTTATATGCCAACGGTGGTACAGTGATCTCATCGAATAGGACAACCACAATGGATGTTCCGCTATATTCACGAGTGCAGCGCTTGGACCATGCAAATTATCATGGTACGGCAAGCGTGAGAAATTATGTGGGAATCCCCATCTCTGGGCTTGTACATCAGCAGTTTCAATGTCAGTCAGTACCTATGCTTTCCGTTAGGAACACTTCTGGGTCTGGTCGCGATTTGTATTTTGCTTTCTCAGCAGGAGAGGACGCGACAGCAGTGGCTTTCATAGGACCAGCTCCCGTGATTCTTTTCAATGCCGCTGCTACTGTTAGCCCAAACGCTTCAACTTTGTTTATTGAGGGATAGGGTCTAAAACACTCTTGATATATTTATCTACTGCAGAGATAATGATGGTCAAGACAAATAAGTGTGACACCACAAATAAGTGTCCTCTGTGCAGAGTGTGCACCATCAAGCCAAGATGAACAAGTGGCCCCCATCGGTATATGGTTATAATTTATACCCTTGTGCAAAGTATGCACTGTCATGGCGAGACATTAACAGTAGCCCCCATCCATCGGGATATAGCAGATGGCGTCAAGAGCAGTTGTACGAGAACAACTCTACCTAGCATTTCATGAAGTGCAAGGTGAAATGTCTATAAAACCTAGACAGGACTAGCAAATGTTGCAGTTCAATCGATATAAGAAATCTTCTTATGATCGCCGTTGTTAGTCCTGTTGGGCTAATGAGACACAGATCAGGGAAGGTTTCTCGTGAGAACCACCTGTTTAGTAAACTTACTTGCATTTTTCTTTTTATTGTAAAGAAAAAGTCGACATTTAAGTTTGCGTTTTCTTCACAAA